TAACTAATTATTGTTTTTTAAATATACGGTAAATATAGCATCAGAGATGCTGAAGGCCAAACTTAGAGATTAACTATCTTATAAATAGTTGTTTCTAATTTGCGAAGATCTGGACCATTTGTTAATAAGATAGTATTCTTATAGTCGGCCCATTCAATTTTGTAATTAGGATCAGCATAACCATTGTTCAATGTTTTGATTAAAGTATTCAAAGCATTGATTGTATATAATGAGTTTGACTCTTTCTTACGATGTAATAATATAGTATTTGGTAATACAGAAGTTGTGCTCATATTACCTGGATCGATATTATATGTGCATATAAATTCATCACTATCTTTAGACTCTAAAACAAAAATTTTATTGAATAAAATAGTGTAACGAGATGTGATAGTCTCAATTGTTTTTTCTATGTCTTCCTTCTTTGAGAAGGTTGCGAATAACTTGTTTGCCAATTCCTCTATTGTTAAATTCCATGTCATAAATATGTTATTTTTTTATTAAAGCACCATAGTTCTCGCCAATACTCATACGTGTTGGAAAACCATCAGCTTCTAGTTCTTGTTTAATTTTCGGTAATAATGTTTTAACGTCTTCCTTAGCCACGTCCAATAGAATTGAATCGTATGTATATAATACTATTTTAGTTTTTTTGCCTTCTAATAATTTTAATACACGTGTTAATGTTAATGTATTATAATATGTTTCGTAAGCCTGGATTAAATAACTCAGTATTTTATTTTTATTTGGATTTTCTATTCTAGTTTTATAGATATTAGTTCCCCATGGTAATTTTAATCTATTTGTAGAGTTAAATTCTTCCCACTGGCCTTCTAACCATGTACTTAATTTAGCAAAAAATGGGAACCATGCATATTCATCTCTAATACCACCATATAAGTTTTGGAACATTATTTCTTTAGGTACTTCATCATATGGATCAACTTCAAATTCATAACCTATTGCTTTACCAATGATGCGGGGATGATAAGCACTATAATCAAATTCAACAAATATGTAATTATTTGGTTCAAATGACTCACGTGCTACACCCTTAGGAAGTGCGGCGAAATTAACGCTATTAAAGGCGTTTGACGGGCGATAAGTTAAATTATACAAATTATATTGAGTAAAAACTGTATTCCCATAAATCGAATTATCTTTCCAGGTAGTTTCAAAATGTTTATTAAACTTGCGTGGATCAATTCCTATACCATTTTTTTCAATCTGATAGAATACATTAGTGAATACATCATTTAAAAATACATTAGTTATAGCCCATTTAGAAAATAATCCTCTTTCTTTTATATTCCAATATATTTTCTCCCATTTCTCATAATGTTTAGAAATTGGTATAAGTGTACTTAACTCTTGTATATAATATTTTTCACGATTAAAGTCAGTGTGTACTTTAGTATCAAATTGTGATTCGTCTGTGTAACTGTGAAAATTTAAATCAAGTAAATTATGTCCTGGTAAAAAATATAAGTGAAATTTCTTATCTAAAACATAAACTGTGTTAATGCTAGATATAAATTCCTTAACTGTTTCCCAATCTAATTTAAATGCTTCACTATGGTCGATAGGTAATATATAACCTTTTTCTCCATCATTATAATATACTAAACATGGTTTAGTTAAAGACGGATGACGATTATCATTTGTAGTAATGATATTAACAAAACATTTATCATGTTCTGGTTTGCCTAGATAATCTAGTTGTTCTTTTGTCTCAACTATATAAAACATAACCTTAATTATGCTTTAAATATAGTAAGGTTAGCTTGGCTTACCAAACTGAAGAAGATCTGTCAAATATAAAGACAGATTAGGCATAGTTTTTTCAGCTTCAGATAATGATCTTTTATTACTGTCTATAATACCAGATAATATTCTAATATTGTCTCTATAAACATCATATAATGGACCTGTAAGTTTCCAAACTAAATTTATTGATTTATATAATACCTTAGCATCACCATCTTGAATAACAGATATATATTTATCAGACTTAACTTCAATAAAGTCATTTATTTGAGAACTAATAGTTGGTTTTAATATAAAACGAATCATAAAACCATTATTATAATCTGTATTTGTTGGTTGAATAAAGTCAGGTATTACAACTAATGGAGGTAAGGTTTTAGGATTCAATGAGGCATATTTACTATCAAAAACAATATTAGAACTTGTAGAAGAAGTTGGATTTCTTCTTAGTAACTCAACACTATTACTTGTATATGTTTTACCTGTATAAGCATTATTATTTTTATCAACAAAGTAAAATCCAACATATGGTTGAAGATTTGATCTAAGAATAAAGTCTCCACCATTGGTGTAATCACTAAATAATATATTTGAAATAGGTATATACATTTTTAATGGATTGCTGAGAATACTTTATTAGAATTACCAATATCACCAGCTACTGGTTTTAACTCAACAGGTACTGAATCAAAATAATCTCCTACTCCTGATGAATTTTCACATATATATCGATAACATTGATTAAATACATCTATATTAGATAATGGTTGTTTATAATTATAAACAGCCTGACCATTTTTATCTTTAGTTTCTTCAAAGAAGAAAGTAAGAGGTTTAATATTAAAATACTTAGCTGAGTTAGGATCACCATTCCAAGAAGTTGTTTTTGAGCCATCCTTAATATAAGAAACATATTCTGGACTACGTAACATAAAGTTATCCTTTAAAAGTAAAGGTATAGGATTACCTATAGCTTTACGAACATCTATTTTGCTATTAGTTTCTGATAATCGTACTGGATATGATATAAATTTGTTAATTACCTCTTCTAGAGTAGGGAAAGGTACATTAACTACTTGTCCTGTTGATAATTCATATACTGCTCTAACTGAATTATGGAGAGCTTTATCTGAAGCTAGAGCTTCAATAAGTTTAAGTTTATCAGGATCATTTTTATATCTTGTTTTAGCTCTTGGATACCAAACTTTATCAAAATATTCTTGAATATTTGGTGATACCATATACCCAAATGTACCACTATATTCATTATTTCCAATCACAATTGGATTAGTACCAAAAACTTCCTTTTCAAATCCTTTTTCTACACTATCTATTTCATAACCTCCAGCTTCATATGTTCCCGCTCGGTCTGGAACTTTTTGATACATAAAATCATATGTTCTATATGGACTTGTAAAAAATCTAACAGCGGCATCATTACCCCATTCATTAGTTTCTCCAATCTTTTTTGGAAAAGGATAATAAACACCAGCTTTATCTTCATAATAAGCAGCCATAGCTTCTCTAGGTGTTGTTTTTCCAAAAGGTTTAGTGTCTTTAGGGTTATATGCTTTATTATATGATTCATTTTTTATAATACCATAGAAATTAGTGTATATATTGGTCATATAATCAGCAACAACATTCCATAAAATAATATTTTTTTCTCTTGTTTGTTTAACTTGTTGTAAAACAGCTAGTGCTGAACCACCTAATTCATCTTTCTTTACTGCTGGTTTTGGTATTTTCTCATTATCCAATAAACAAATTTGAGTTTTTATAGAAGTTATCCAATCATTATTTTGTAAAGAATGTGATAATCCTGTAATAATAAAACCAATATTACTTTGATGATATCTAGATGGTAATATACTAGTATCAACTTTGAAAATTTGTCCTTGAACTAATCCTGATATTCCATCTAATACTATTTCTAATTCAAATGGTATAATAGCTTTAAAGTCTAAATCATCTCTATCAGCTTGAAGTAGGACAGTTTTTTGTAAAGAAGCAGCATTAGATACTTCTTCAGGAGTAGGATATATAATAGAATTTAAACCACCACCTGATGATGCTGGGGTACCTAGACATTTTAGTCCTAAATAGTTTCGTAATGATAGTAGGTTACCAAATGAACTTTTTATTCTATCTGTAGCTGTGGTTTTAGAACTAGCGCTATCATCGTATATAACTTTATCAACTAATATTCTATCTCTTAATCCTTTATTAAGTTGATTCTGTGTTGATGAGTATATATCACCAATATTAGCTTTACTTTGAGCTGCTATAGCTATCATACTTGATTGTGACTCAAAAATACGAGATGTTATTTTAACATCACGACATACACTTTTTAATCCTAATAAATCAAGGGTATATTTTTTACTACCTGCTCCTCTTTCTAAATACTTAACATCAATTATTTGAATAGTACTTTTAGTAGTATGTAATTGAAAATCATTTACACCACCTAAAGATATTGATACTTGATTTAATAAATCTTTTAAAAAATCAATAACAGATACATCAGAATTATTTCCGCCTTTATTTCTGTATAAGTCAAGTATTTTAGGTATTGATATAAAAATATTCCCAATTCGGCCTAAATTATTACCTGATAGAAACTGTTCATCAGTGACATCTGTATCAGCTGTATTTGAAGTAAGTGTTGAAAATGAGTTTAATGTTTTTGGAAAAGCACCATCACTTCTATCTGTTATCCATGTAGCTTGATCATTATATATAATACATGTTGTTGGATCAATTGATACAGAATCTGCTCCCGCTAAACATGGAGTATTTTTTGGTATTAAAATCTGAGATATTATTTTGTTATTTTGATCTTTAAAATTAAAATACAAATTTATAATGGATATAAGCACATCCATTTGTATATATTCAATACCAATACCATCAACATTACCTTCAGTTAGTAGGATTTTACCATAGTCTTTTGAACTTATTTTTGACTGTAATTCTGTTGAATAGTTTTTACCATTGTAGTCTTTTAAAGCAACTTTAGTTAATCTTGTATTTAAATCATTTAAAAGATCATCTTTAGTTTCTTGTCTAACAGGAGATGAACCTGTAGCGAATTGACCAGCTTGTCCAGCTAAACCTGGATCAGCACTTAATTCACCTTCATTAATTAATGCTGAATAATTTAGCATTACATTTTCAAATAATGATAAAGGTGGAGCATTCACATTAGTTTTGCTTGTAAAAGAAGGACCATTACTATTTAATTTTAAAGTTGAAATAACTTCACCTCTAGATATTAATACTGTTGTACATTCAAATCCACCATTAGGCATTAATTGCCATGAAAAGTTTTTTACATAACCTAACATAGCATCATAATTAGCATAAGTTTTATCATGTAAAGTATCTATTTTACTATATATTACTTCATCAGAAGTATCATTTCCTTTAGGTTGTAAAATTTCTTTATCATAAAAAATATCAATAGTAGGATTAAGAAAATTTTCTATTTTAATATCATCTAAATTAGAAGAGTTTAAATATTGAGACCATCCCCATTCAAGTAAAACAGAGTAACCTGTTCTCATATATAATAACTCTAACTCTTCTAATTGGTGTTTATCCCAAGCGTAAAACTTAATAGTAGCTTCTCTTAATGAACCATAAGCTGATTTATTATTAACTTGAACAGAAGTTATACCAGGCATTGGTCTATAACCAAGTGGTCTGTCTCCTCCAATATCAAGATCAGAAGCATAAATTGATCCTCTTTGACCAACTCCTGATCTTAAAGTAAATTTATTTGGTTGAGTTGGATCTTCAAATAATGTACCTCCTTCTAATATATATTTTCTAGCTAGTTCACTACCAAAATATGTTTTACTACCAATTTTTAATCCTGCATTGACTACTTTACCATCTTTTTCAACAGGATTAACAATATCAACAAATGATTGCATTTTTACCCAGGCATTTTTTCCTGTAGTAAATCTTAAAAAATTATCTTTTCTAGGAGTGATGCCAGCGTTATATATATCATTTCCTTTAGCATCTACAACACCTGTTTTACCCCATTGGGAAACAACTCGTTTGCGAGCTTCTAATTGGTTTTGTACAAAAGGATGTAATGTATCTTTAAATATAGACATAACAAAATTAACTATTTAGATTTTCTAAATCTCTAAGTATTTCAACATCAAATATAGGTATTCTTAGTTGATAACCCAAAGGTGGGTATAAACTATCTTTAGGTAAATCTGGATTAGCATACGATATAATCCACCATAATGTTGAATCATTATAGAATTGAAATGCTAAATTATCTAAACGATCTCCATATTGAGTTATGATATATGAATCATTTATAGATAGTGGGATTTCTGGATATCGAGTTGATGAACGATATCTAGGTTTAGATGTTGACTGAATAATCTCATTAAATTCATAGCGATCCATGATAATAAATATTAACCTTTATTAAATTTAAGATAATTTTATTTATCTACCAAAAAGTGGACCTAAATTACTACTAGGAGTTTGTTGAGTAAATTTTAAAGAATTCATGAACTGTTCAAAAGCTGGTGTTGAAGCACCTGTTGGTTGAAGTGGAGATTTACCAGCTAATGGATTTTTCTTTCTCTTGCCTGTTACAACAACTTCATCTAATGTTTGACCACTTGAGGAAGAAGGAGTTTGACCAGTTGATGTTGAGTTAGCAGATGCCCCATTTTGATTTTGTTGTTGTTGCTGTTGTTGTTGCTGTTGCTGTTGTTGTTGCTGTTGTTGTTGATTTTGTTGCTGTGGTGGTGGTTCAGATTTTTTAGGATATGCTCTAAAGTCTCTACCAATGAATCCAGCGCGTCCTTTTCTTGGTAAGAATGTTTGAATTGGTTTAAATGATAACTGAATTTTAGCCATCATTGGTAATTCATTATTAGAATTTTCATCTTCTTCCGCACTTAAAATATTTAAACCTACATTCCAAGGACCTTCAAAAAGACTACCAATTTTAATATCTGTGAACACACCAGGTTGTCTATATAAATAATCTCCAACAGTTAAATAACCTATATTACCTCTCATTTTTAATTTCTCACTATAATCTGGAGTGAATGTTGATAATAGGTAGTTAAGTTTTTCATATAATGGGTCTAGTTCTGCTCTAGTGTGAGCAAACATTGTAAAAGATACATTTATATCTCTTGTAAATCCATCATATACATAAAATTCTTCACCACGACCCATATAACGATATGAATTCCATTTAGCAGACATACCATCATTAAAATCATCAATGTAAGCTCTAAATGTTAAAACATCTGTATTTACAGCTATTCTATTATCACTTCCTTTATAACCAGTTACATCATTATTTAAAAACTCAAGTCTAAATTTGATTAAGTCTTTACCAAAATCACCACTAACTTGTTTACCATCAAGTGGAGCTAAGTTAGCAGTAGCTACATCACTTGTTCTTTTACCTTTATTAGTGTCATAAAAAACTTGACTATTAGTGATTTTAATCATGTTGATAGAATCAACATTTAATGGAGTTGAAACTCCTATTCTATTCTCTATATTGTTTTTAGCAATATTACTAGAATAAAATGGAGAAGCAGCTAAAACTGTTTGTAAAGAATTTGAATTAATATTTTTAGTTTCAAATTCAGCTATTGCTTTATTAGTTAAAGGAGTGAAACCATTAAACTTTGGATCGCTAAGGTCAGCGTTTTTTACAAAAGTTGTTTGATAGTAAGATATAGTTCTTGTTCTACCAATAATACCATATAATGAATTAGGACCACCTAAATAATTATCTAAAACAACCTCATTATTATTACTATTAAAAATTTTAGCAGTGTATTCTAAAAGTCTGTTATTTGATTTTTCTGTAATTTTAAGATTAGATTGCTTATCTTTAAAGTTATTTGAGTAAGCAGCACCAGCAGTTGGACTATTAGCGTCACCACCATATTTTTGATTAGCAGGAACAATGCCAAAAACACCAATTCTATCAAAATGTAATCCAAAAGCAAATCCACCAACAGAGGCTAATGAACCAATTCCTGTAAATGTTCGAGTTGGACCTCCTAAAATACCAGCTAAACCACTTAGTACATTTCCTTTATTTATTTCTAATTTAGGGTTAGATCTTTGTAAACCAATTTGACGAGCAAAAAATAAAGCACCTTTAGCATTTTCTACAAATTTCTCATATCCTGTATTACCAGTAGCCTGTCCTCCATCTGGATTAGTAAAGAATTTAGTAATACGAAGAAAATCTTTGGTAGTAGCTAAAATTGCGTTTTGAGCTCCTCCTCTTATGAATCCATCATCTGATAGACTAAATTGTTCTATATTACTAGGGATCTCTGGTTTTGGAGAACTAACTACATTGGGATAATTAGCCGTACTAGCAAATCTACCATTAGTTACACTATTGTAGTAGTCTGCTAGTTTGCTTTTAGGATCATTATTGAATGTTATAAAAGGCATTAACCTCCAAGATAAGTGTTAGTATTTGGATACGGGTTAATAAACGATCCAGCAGCATTTAATACTCTAAAGTATGGTTTACCTACTCTAGCATTAGGATTAGAAACTGGAGGATCAGATTCTGGTGTCACATATGGACCAGTTAATCCTCTCATAGCAATTGTTCTTCCTGTTAATAAATCTTCAGAATCATCTAAAGCAGTTCCAGTAACTTTAGCTTGAATTTTAGATATAGTTCTTTGAGATAATGCTTCAAAGACAGGACCTGGTCGGCCTTGTAAACTTAAGTTCCTTGGTGTTGGACCAGCCTGTAATAAATTAAGTAATTGAGACATGATATTTAAATTTAAATATTGTTTGGTATAAATATATTAAGCGAATGAATTCGGCGCACCATATTGTGATTGTACTGTGTTAAGACGTAATAAAGTATCAGTGTTAGCTTGAACATTTACAGATATTGGACGATTAGCTATAGCGTCTAAATCAGCTTTAGTTATTCCACCACCACCTCCAATCATACTAGCGGCATTTGGTGCAGCTACTACTTGATCGGCGGGATCAGTAATAAATGATCCTTTAGGACCTGATATTAATAAACCACCTGATGGGCTAATAGCAGCGTCTCCTACTTTTTTGGCTTCCATATCGCTTGTAATACTATCAAAAGTACCCATAATTGATGATACAGCGGCTATAATAGCTATAGCACCTAAACCAAAAGTAACAGCTGAAGCTGCAGTGGCTGCACCTGCACCCATAATACCTGCTTCAACAGCGGCTATGCCTAATTGTACCACAGCTTTAGTTAATCCTAATACTAATTTCCCTCCAACTAATATAACAATAGCACTAATTATCTTTTCAATAGCTGAAAATATACCTTTTAAATTCTCAGCATTACTGATAAAATTAGCAAATTTTTCAATCATATGAAGCATAGGACCACCAGCTATTTCAGTGAATGTTTCTTTTAATTTTTCAACAGCAGCTTGGAATTTTTCTTGAGCACCAATTTGAGCAGCTTGAGCAGCTAACTCTTCACCATTAGAGGCTTGTTTAACACTAGCCATAAACTCATCTAGTTTACCTTGTTTGGCAGCTAATCTAGCTTGTTCTTCAAAAGCTGCTTTTGTAGCAAACGCTGTTCCTTTTAATAATTCTTGTTGTTTATAAGAATCAGCTAATTCATCAGCAGACATACCAATTGATTTAGCTATAGCATCTTGTTGAATAACATTTAGTTTTTGGAATTCATCTAGACCACCTAATTGACCTAATAATTCAGAGGCAGCTTCAGTTGTTTTACCTTGTAAAGCTAAAGATCTAGCTTTTTCATAATTAAGACTTTTACCAGTCAATAATTCAGCTTCTAACTCATTTGTAATTGATGATTCAAAATCTAGAAGTGAACTAGATATTTTTTTAGATTGCTCTAGACTAATACCTAATTTTTGAGCTTGTATAACAGCAGCAGCTATACGTTTAGGATCATTACCTAAATTAGCTGATAAAGTACCACTAACTTTAGTAACTTCAGTCATTATCTTTTTGAAGTTAAGAGCAATACCTGTTTCTTGTCTAAATTTAACTACCTGATCACCTATTTCATTTGTTACTTTTTCAGCTGATTTTCCTTGTAAACCAGCTAATTGCTCTAATTTAGTAGCTGTTTCTGCTTCTAATCCCATTTGTTTAGTTAAAACAACATGGTCTGCTAATTGTTTTTCAGTAAATAAACCTGCTGTACCTAAACCTTCATTTAAACTATTAGTGGCTTCAATTTGAGAATGTATTGTAAATAAAGCACCATTTAAGTTTTTATTATATTGACCAGCATTATAGCCAGCTATCATAAAGTTTTTCTGGAGTATATGGGCGCCATCTTTAGATATGCCTAAATTCTTAGCCATACTAGTCATGTGCTTATCTACTTCAAGAGCAGCTTTCACCATCATTCCAAAAATACCAACTATACTAGTTACAATAACTAAAGGATCAGAAAATGCTTTTGTTAAACTACCAGCAAATCCACCTATTGATGCTCCTAGTATTTTAAATTTATCAGCTATACTAGCTGTTTTATTTTCAGATACACCTAAAGCTTTAGCTTTAGCTTCAGCTGCTTTTCTAGCAGCTTCAAATGGTTTTTGTAAATTTTTAGCGCCTATTTTTTCTAGTAAAGTCTCAGATATTCTTAAAAAATCACCTGTGGCACCAGTAGCCTTATTTAAATTTTCAGTTTTCTTAATTCTAGCCTCAATTAAAGATACTGTTTCTTCTTCTAAAAGAAAATTTTGTTGAGCTGCTCTTAATAACGCTATTTCTTCATCAGTTAAATCTCTTCTAACTGAGAGATCCTCTCTAACTAGATCAACAATACCTTTTTGTGTGGCTAATGTAGAAGCAGCTGTTTTTAAATTATCTAAATTAGTTCTAGCTTTAGATTTTAATTTATCTAAATTTTCTTTAGTTAATTTAGTTTCACTTTCTTCATTACGTAAAATCTCATTAGAGATATCTCGCAATGATGAGTATTGTTTTTTAGCAGTTGTAAGTGATCTTTCTTGATTACCTAACTCATCACCAATCTCTCTAAGAAGATCACGTTGATCTCTAGCCGCGTCAGCTAATGATCTTTCAATAGCTAACAGTCGTTCCGCTCGTTGTACTTCTTCAGGTGTGGCCATCTATTAAATTTAATATCGGGTATAAATATTAAAGCGCCCTACTTCTTGGGCGCTTTTATTTTTGATGTAAAATCAGCTTGTGGAACATTTGGACGGGCTAGTGGCTTGCTTGATGAGGTTGATGATTTTTTTACTGCTTGTTCTTCAGCCTCAGCTTTTTTATCTAGATAATCCTGTATTTTTCGTATATGATAACGCCTATAAGATATAGGCATATTATAAACAGTATCATAAGGAAACCCACCACGTCCATGATAAACTAAATCATGAACCTCAGACATATACACTGTCTTATAGGCTGGAGTCAGGCCAAAGAAAGCTAATGCCAATAGGCAAATTGACGCCCTCCACTACGTCACCATTATCTTTAGTATAATCAAACTTAAGACTAAGTTCTGGGGTTACTTTGATAATATATTTACGTAGTTCTCTTAAGTCAGATATTAACATATTATCTACAAACTCACGAATATTTGTTGTATCTCTATCGCCATTAATAGCTATAATAGTATGTTTTAATCGAGTTGTTTGATCAAATGAACCTTGTGGATTTATCTTTTTTAAACCTTGAATTTCTCTATCAATCTTTTTCTCATCACCATGTGTTAATAACTTAAATGTTACAGTAACATTAGCTTTAGGTAAATGAAAATCAAATTCATTTCTACCTGGTTTTATATTTTCATTAAGTGGTAATGGATCAACTGATGATAAATCAAAATTTATTTTTTGTCCATCATATTCAAATTCATAATCTTTACCATAACCTAAAATACGAGCGGCTACTAATAAAGCATTTTTATCACAGATTAATAGATCATCATAATTGATAGAAGTAACAATCATTGATTGTAATAATTTGTCAATAACTGTTCCATTTTTTAAAAAGTTAACATTAGTTAAAATGTCTTCTTCTTTAGCTGACATATACTTCATTTCAAGTACACCTTTAGATAATAGTGATTCAGCTGGGTAAGGTAAACCCTTAGATGGTAATTCAATCTGCTCTGTTGGGAACTTTAATTTTTCTTCCATAACGTTTTATTAATTTTATATATATAAATATACAAAAAATAAAGGAGCCGTCCAAAAGGACGGCTCTTAATATTTGTACTATATTCAGATTAGTAGTTCAATACGCAATAATCCATAGCGATTGTCATGCTGATGCTAACATAAGCTTCGTTAGCCCAATCATATTCACCAAAGTTAGCTTCTTTAACATAAGCTCCCATCACTAACCATTCACCAACAACATCACCTACTGGACCTAAAACTTCTAATGTAATATTTTTCTTATAGAAGTCTGAGTAACCATCACGGCCTGTTACTGATTCATGTGCTAAACGAGCCCATTCCATTACAGCTTGAGCACCACTTGGAGTTACTGGATCGTAAAGTTCCATTGACATATCATTCCACCTAACTTTACCTTTTACTTTACGGTAAACGTTGATATGGTCTAATATGATTTCACCAGCGTTAAATGATGGAGATGCAACTTTTCTAACTAAGTAAGTTGGAATACCACCTATTCTCATTAAGAAACGATTTTGAACTTTAGGTTCAAACGCTGTAAACATTATTTCGGTAGGGTCTAATACTGCCATTGTATTGTTATTTTATATAAATATTAATAGATTAAGTTTATGAACCGAATTCTACACCAGTTGGTAAGATGTTGAAATCTAAGAGGATAAATTCAGCTGTACGAGTTGGTTGTAAGTAAATTTGTCCTACTAATTGATTACGATCAATTACATCTGGAGTATTATTTGTATCATCCATTACAACTCTGAAAGCGAATAAACCTTGTCTTTGTTGTACTGATTCAAGATATGGAGTAACTGTGTTTATAAAAGCATTTCTTGTAGTAGCTGTATTTTGTTCAAATACTAA